TTTACAGCCTCTTCAGAGACAACATCTACTTTAGGTAGTTCGGCCATAGGTTATCCTATTTCTTTTTGAATGCATCCGCACCAAAGAATGCTGAAACCAATACAGCAATAGATGCAAAGTATGTTGGCGCAATGTCTGCAATGAGCGTTGCGGCTTTATCTAGACCTAGCACAGAAGTTACTGCAATACCAATTGGATATACCAATAAACCAATCAAAGAAAACCATGCCATCTTACGAATAGCATCTCTTTGTGCGTCTTTATCTTCAAGTTCTCTACGTTTAAATTCCAAATGCATCTCCATCTCTTCTTTAGAAACGTGTCCATCACCATTCTTATCTGCGCCTGCTACTGCATCTGCATCAATGGTTACTTTATTTTCTTCAGCCATTTGACTTACCTCTTTCGTGCTTTGTGTTTCTCTTCTTCTTCTTCAAGATATTGTCTTAACAAAGTCACATATATGTCCCTTTCAAAGGGAATCATATTATCAAGTTCAGTCAACGAATATTTATGATGTTGCATAAGTGCAAAGTTCATTTGATACATATTACTCAGAGAGTCGTGTATCAATGCTAGGTAAAAAAACTCTGTAGCCCTTCCAGCACTACTGAATCTTCTTTACCACACTTAGGACACTTCCATTCAACAGTGTGTGATAGTTTAGGAATGCCCTCAAAAAATTCTGTGATTTTTCTAAATTGAGCCTGTCCTAGACCGTTTACCCACTCTTCAATTTCTTGCTGTGAGAAGTCATTGTATACTTGCTCACTATCATAAATGTATTCGATATTCTCACAAATCATGGTGAACATGGCATCTGCGCCATCGTTCTTCATATTCATAATGCTTGCGAGTGTTGGATACTTTAGAGAGACACCAATATCATCGGTAATCATCACTTTTGAATCTTTCACTTCGCCTTGTACTTTAATGTCATCAAGGTTAACCTGCACTTCAGTTCGGTGTTCGCAGTCGCCTTCCGTATGTGTCATTTGTACATTAATAATCTCACCTACCGACTTGCCTCTGATCTTTAGAAACAGATATTCGATGTCGAATGTAGCAAGTTTATTAATATTAAGGTCTGTAATAAGGCAATTCTTCAATAGATTTAGAATTGCATTTGATATCTCTTTTTGATCTTGACCTTCCATTGCAATGAGAAGAGATTTTTCTTCACCCACAAGAAATGGTCTGTACTTAATTTCCTCATTTGTTGAGGGTAGCGCATCAAAGAACTCTGGTGTAGAGATCACTGGTAGTGCCATAATATTCTCCTATAATATAATTAAAGTCTAATCGCTCCAAATGGTGTATTCACTTGTCCTACTGCGCCCAATGCGCTGTCGATTGCTAGATTTCCTACTTGATTTCTCGCTGAAGCCGCAAACCCTCCAGGGCCAAACGAGAAGCCAAATGATTGGCCAAGACCTGGTTGATTTGAACGATTATACACCACTTTATAATCTTTAAATGCAAATGTGATTGTTAGTTTTGCTATAGTATCATCACCCCACGCCATTGCCACTGGTCCTATTGATAGTGGATATGCTTCGAGTAGAGTGTGAATACTACTTAGTTGGCCTGCTTCCCCATACTGACGAATAATGATTTGGCCCGTGATAGTGTCGTAGTAATCTACATTATACTTTGAACGGCCTTGACCGAAGGTATTAACGCCCGCTATCTTAGATTGCCACTGATCAAAATATTCCTTTTCTCTCAAGTCTTCACTAAGAAGAAATGTGAGATTTGAATCGCCAGTAAGTGAACCATATGGAATCTTTTGAATTGGTCCATAGATTCTATGTTCTGCGGATGTGATAGTGCGCCCAGGTAGTTCGGCGCTATCACAGCGAAACATCATATCACGTTCTAGATCAGTAGCACCAACGCCAGTGATCTGAACTTCAAAATGTGAAGCCTTTGCAACACCAGATTTATTGAGTGATGCGATAATTGATTGAGCATTGAAAGTCATGCAATCATATTCCTACTATCTTTCCAGACTTGTGACTTGCTTGCTTTCTCAAATCTCTCGACTGGAAGAAACAATGCGATGTCCCATTCTGATGGATTAATCTCTATAAACCTTGAACGAACATTACTATTCAAATATTTTTTGAACGTAGGTTTGAAGTATCTATATTTAGACGCACTGTCTAATAATCTATATGATAATGTGATTCTCGTTGTATCATCATATTTTTTATTATTAGATATTTCATACAGAGAGTCCATCAACTTAGCTCTAAGTTTGTATGGCAGATAGTGTAGATTGATGCCGTAAAAGCCACCTTTTGTATTTGCCACTTTGAAGATGAGTGGGAATGTATCGTAGTATGGTAGATCCGCTTTAGTTTTTGGATCGTAGAAAAAGAAATACATTCGACCAATGCCCGCACGATTTACCAGACGATCTCTATCCCTAGAAATTTCTGTAGGTCTTGCGCCTCGTGTCTGTCGTGCTTGTTGTCTGAACCAATCTCTAGATGCTTGAGTTCGTGCTGGAGCTTCACCAGAACGAACACCTCTGAGCAATAGATCATCAAAAACTGTTGCCATTAGTACTTAATTCCTAATTCTTTTTCGGTAATAATCATAAACTTCCATTTTCTGTCTTTACAGAACTCAATCGCCGCTTCCCATTTACTCTTATTTATACTCCACGTTTTTACTTCGTATAAATAGTTCTTAGACAAACGCTTTTGTGGTTTTGGTTCTTTAGTCTCCTTGTAAGGCTTCACTTCAATCATAATAGTTTCAAGTTGACCTTGCTTATTTTTAATACGAATGAGAAAGTCAGGAAAGTAACGGTGATAGCGACCATCAAGTGGCGACTTATACGGAACGATAACTTCTTCAGATGACCATTTCAATACATTTGGATTATCATCAAAGTAGCGCATACAGTTTCGTTCCCACAAAGAACGATAAATAATCTTTGTAGGATCTCCACGATATTTTTTAGGATGCTTTGGACGAAATTTACCTTTATAAGCCATATGGATATTTAGATGTCAATATTTAAGAAACCAACAATAAACACTAGAGGACAGCAAGTTACTGTATCAGGCACACTAGATGCGTCTGGTGGTACTGGAGCATACTCTTTATCTGCTGGCCCAAACGGGATTTCAGGCAGTTTAAATTTTAGAGAACTTCAAAATCGTGTCGTAAACAGAAACGTCACTAGAGGGCCTTTAGCAAAACTCTACAGGCCTCAGGGTGGTAAAATAAATCATCCAATCATTTATCCTATGGACTTAGATGATGAACATTACATGATTTATAATGTTGTCGAAAGACGCAGACCAAGTCAAAAGAATGAAGGCACAACTCGTATTATTCGCAGTATCGTACTACCAGTTCCATCGAATCTTGGTGTAGAATATGCCGCAGGCTATTCAAACGAATCGCTAGGGGCTTTAGGTGCTATGGCTCAAGGCTCTATTGGTGGTACAGAACTAAAAGGCGCTTTAGGAGATGTTGGAGAGGCAATTTCAAATTCTTTTGTGGCATCAAAAAATGCCTTTAAGAATGATACAAGTGATGCAGTTACAAAGGCAGCGGCTATTGGTGCTGCCGGGGCCGCTGTTACGGGTGCTATCGGTGGGGCTGGCTTACTTGGTGGTGCATTGGCAGCCGGAGGTCTTGGAGGAGTTGCTACTGGTTTTGTTCAGAATGAAGGACTTGCTATCAATCCACATATGGCTGTAGTATTTCAAGGTGTAGATTTCAGAACACACCAATTTCAATATAAATTCATTGCTAAAAATCAGGTAGAAAGTGATAGGCTGAAGTTACTTATCAATGTAATGAAGAAGCACATGCTTCCAGAATATGCATTTGGCACAGAGAGAGCAGGACTCGCATTTAAGTACCCTGACGAATTTACAATCGAATTTGCAGACAAGATAAAGCCTTATTTATATGATATCGGGACATCCGTTATGACAGGACTATCTGTCAACTATAATGGTGAAGGAGTGCCAACCTTTTATGAAACAACTGGTGCTCCTGTTTCTATTGATATTACTATGTCTTTCCAAGAGACAAGAATCCTTACTAGAAATGGATT